ACCGTTAGCGTCTGTCCATGCTAATAGGTAATCGTTTATTAGCTTAATGTCGTTGACGTAGTATTCGGGGTCTAAAGGTAATATGTTTACTGCACCACTATCTGTTAGGTTTTCAAATACGGTTGTTTGAGTACCTGCATCGTAATCTAACTTAGCTAGTAAGTGGTATTGCTGTGAGTTGTAGATAAAGGAATATCCTGTACGGTTGATTTCAAAACCAGATGCACCAATAGCCTTATTAAGCCCCAATGGTAGCGTATTGGAAATTAAAACATTACTTTCAGGGTTTGTCGCAACACCTTCTTCGCCATCAGAAGTTCCCGAAACACGCAGATTGAACGCTTCTTGAAAATCCTCTTGTGCTAGAAATTCGATTGCATCGTTTTGATTTAATCCTCCCCTACGAAATATTTTTATATTCTCTGGCATATTATTATGCTTTACTCGCCAATTTGTTGCCAACCCTTGCGGCATCTTGAAGTTCGTTGAGTATAAACTGATTGATACGCACCGCTGCCATTCTTCTCTCTCTGTAATAGTCCACCCTGAAATCCCTGACATCTCTTGGGCTAAACTTTTTCCTTAAATCAATCGCATTTTTCCATCTTAGAAAAGCCATAAACGCCTGTTCTGCCTTTACGTCAATCTCGTAATCGTCTGAATTTTCATCGTACCCATCACTCATGTATTCTAATACTACTTGACTGTAATGGTTGTGAACATCTAAGATAATTAGTCCGTTACCCTCATCTAACTTGTAAGAGCCGACTTCGGGTGTTCCGCTATCTGCTCCAAATAGGTTGTACGAAGTACCCTGATAGTAATAGTTGTAATAGTAATTAGGATAGGTATCTTGGTCAAAGAATGGTGTCAATGTATTCAATACAGGTACGCCCGTTTTTCTTAAACTTTGAGTGGTGTAAATACTATTCCATGTAGATAGTTGGTCGTTTCTTTTATAAGTAACCACCTCACCCTTGTCGTTAAGTACCCCTATTTTAGAATAAGATATATAGTCCTGTGGTAGATTGGCTGTCTTGTTTGCATTTACGTCTAATACTACGGTTTTAATGTTCCCTGTAATATCTAAATTGAACTCACGACTACCTTGCACCCCAATGTTATATAAACGCCTAAAACCATGCACAGACTCGTCTGCACTATTCAGGAATTGCGATACTAACTTCTTTAATGCTATCTTCATACTGTTGGTAAATCTCTTGCATCATTCATAACGTCTTGCGGTACGTTGCCTAATTGTCTTAACTTTGTCGATACTCTGTCTATAATGGCAGACTCGACATTCTTTGGAACATTCAACTCTCCATCTAAAAGATTTCCTGTTGTTGATATTGCTCCCACAAGTGAAATATTTACCGCAGTAAACATATACTGATTAATGTTATCGTAATAGATTCTCCCATTCTCACGATACGCTAATATCGCTCCACGAACAGGGTCTAATAAATCTTGTAATCCCTTATCTTTATTCAGCATCGGTAATATCTGTCTACGTCTACCCTGAATACCTAATGGAGTAATAGAGGCTATTTCCTGCCCTTTAGGGAGTGCCGTAGGTGTGCTTGGCATAACAGAGTACTTCTGCTTCAAAATACTGTCATATAGCACCTCTACGTTTGTAAACGTGGATATAAACGCATCGTTAGCAAAGGTTGTTTCACCTGCATTGCTACTTTCAAATGCGTCTTTACGTGCTTCAAAGGCTACCTCTTGTGCAACTAACTCCGCAATGTATCTTAAAGAGAAACGAAAATCATCCGATACAATACCGTTTCCGATTATTGTCCTGATCTGTTCTGCTATTTTTTTATAGGTCATGCTTCCTCCTTTGCTTGTATTTGTGCAAACTGTTGCAACATTCCATCCCTCATATTCATGCTCAAATCTTGAAGTACGTAGTAGATTAATTCCTCTACCTCGTCATCTTGAAACTGTGTTTGAACAGAAGTTACAGGATTATAAACAGGATTCCTGCCACTTACTTGTGATACTGTAATAGTAAATCCGCTTCCTGTCCCACCAATATTCGCTGAACTCGCAGATAGTACCTCACCTAAAACATATCCGTTTCCTGCCGTAGTTACTGTAACACTTGTCACACCACCGCCCGAAACAATAATAGTAGCTAATGCCCCTGTTCCTGTTCCACCCGTTAGGGTTACTCCTGTATATGTACCGTTTGTATATAACGTACCATTAACCAATGTATTTAAAGTAGTAATTCCGTTTAATGTATATCCGTACACAGCAGGTATTGGCGATTTCAAATAAACTAAGGTCGCAGTAGCTAAGGCAACAGGATAGAACTGTAAGAACGTGGAATACTGCGTGTAAATAGGAAATTCTAAACTCGGTGCTTCAATAACGCTTGATAAATGATTTGCAATTCTATCTTTCTCTACTCTTGTTATCTCGTATTGAATACCGCTTATGGTGTGTGTTAAAGCGTCTACATGGAACATATCAACAGGGAAAGTGTATTTACCCGTACTTAGTATAGCAATGGCCGTAGGGTCGCTCATAAAGGGTGCTAAGGCATCCGATACTTTTTGATTTTTATAATAGTCCTTATATAGCCTATTGAATAGCTTTACCTCTGCTCTTGGAAACAATAAATTCATGTCAACAGGACTAAAAGTTCCATTAAACCCGTTTTTATTGGCTCTGTACTTTATAAGGTTATATATTTCAGAAATTGTCGCCATTATTATCAATTATAAAACAAATATAAACCTATTTTTAAGCCTTTTTTTAAAACAAAAAGCCGCCACTAAAAGTGAACGGCTTTAAGACCTTAACACATTATGGAAGAATTAAGATAAGACTTTCTTCAACTGTGTGTACAGGAGTGACGCTTGTTCGTCATTACCCATTACTAAGGTCGCAACTTGCTCTGCAATGTCGCTATCTTTATTGACAGGGAATAAAACCTTCTCTGTTTCAACCATTATTAATTGACCCGATGCGCCTGAAATAATGTTCTTATTCAATGCCTTAGTAATCAAGTATTTAATACTTGTCTTAGGACTAACGAAATTCGCTAAGAACGCATCAGGAAGTTGTCTTGCTTTTAAGATAACTTCTTTCTTGATTTGCTCCCCACGTTTCTCTGCATTGTCTACGTTAATTCCAAATAGCATAGCCACAGGTAGTAGTTCTTCAATACTTGCGTTACGTGCAGCCGTTTCAGCTTCAAACGCTTGGTCGTTGATTTCACTTGCTTTAACCAATGTTTCGCCCTCTTTTATAAGTCTAAACACAGTCGGGACTGGGAATACTTGGTTCTTTTGGTCTTGACATAAGTCCTGAATCATCAAGGCTTGTATCTTTGTTTTTTCACTTCCCCTGACAAATAAATTACCTTCCTCGAAAATAAGATCGTTTCTTGGATCTGCAACTTGTAGGCTTGTAGGTTCAGGGTTTTGTTGCTCATCTACCCAAATACTCGGATAGCCATAGACAAAACGCCATCTACGCATTTCTCCCTCATGTAATGCTACACCCTCATTTGGGCATATATAATACGGTGGATAAAGACTTTCAATAGACCTGCCTGTCTTATTATCGACTGGCTTCAACCTTTCATGGGTCTTGATTAATTGGAACTGATAAACCTTTTTTGAGTCTATCTTAAATGTTGGCTCATCCATTTCTAATACATCGGATTCTGCCTTTCTCCCAAAACTGGGGTTACCTCTTTTTTTCTCTGCTACTTCCATAATGATTTTTAATTGTTAAAAAAAATAAACCCCCTTCTTATATTAGGGGGTTTATTTTGGTTTATTGACCTTTCATAATAAGGTACTGACTTGCTCCGTACACTTTTACTCCGAAGTAACCGATAGTAGTGTAAACACTTTCTGCGGTTGTTGAAGTTGGAGTGGATGCGAACAATCCTGTGTTGGCGGTGTGCCATTTCATACCTCCCCCAGCAGGGTTTTGGTAAGTTACACAGAAACGTGGTACAGTTACAGTTTGACCGTTTGAATCCATCGCCTGTGTTTTTCCAACAGGAATCATCATCATAAAGTTGTTACGTAGCCCGTTACCGCTTGAACCGTACATTTGCGCTTCGTCAAACAGTTGGTAGTTGGTCAAGTTGTACTTACGACCATATACACTTACTGATTGGAAGTTTATACTCAAATCAATTCCGTTACGGTTTACGCCTTCAGCATAAATGATTGCACCGTTGTTTACAGTATTGAAGAAAGCGTTCTGCATATTGATGTATGAAGTCTTGTCGGCAAGAATATCATACTCCTTTGGAGCACCTACTGCTGACAATGCACGTTCTATCGCTGCAAGTGTAGTCTGAATACCAAAAGTATTAAATGTACCATTGATACCGTTTGCTTCGATTTGCTTGATAACACCATTAGAACCCGACTCTGCATAACCTAAGTTATTGGTTTGAGTAGACTCCATGATTAAGTACTCTCTCTCCAAAAGCAAAGACATATCGTCATCACGCTTCTGCTTGTAAGTAAAATAGTGCTGACCGCCAATCTCAAACTCGATTCTCTCTGCCAATGCAAGGTCAGTCAAGGTACTATCCTTTCTCAACTCGGTATTGTAGTTAGAATATCTGTCAATGTTACGGATGATAGTTTCGGTTTTTGTTGAACCCTCACCTAAGTATTTCTGACCTCTGTTTAGTAATTGGTCACCTGCCAAAACAGATACATTTTCTCCTGTATTTACAGGGGTAAGCACGAAAGTATGTGCATACGGTGTAACTTTGTTTGGTGAAGATACTCTACCCTCGATACCTGTACGTGAGTTGTAGAAAATCAGTCCTGCGGTTGGTAATGACTCTGTGCCTGATAGAGAATAGCTTCCTGTTCCAACGGTAATAGTAGCTGCTGCTCCTGCTGCTACTGAAACTGTTGCTGATGCGGAAACAAACCCCATATAACGACCATGAGATTCATACCATCTCACTTCTTTGTTATCGGACTTCTCAATGTTACCTGCCAACTCGTTGACCATAACATAAGGTACATAATTGTATTTTTCGATGAACTTGCTCATAGCAATTACGTTCACGACATTTAGACCACTTGAAAGTAGCCCCTGTCTGCTTACAGACGATTCTGCATACTGTGCAGGTGTGGTATTTGGTTGTATAATTGACATTTCTTTAGTTTAAAAAGTTAAATATTTTTGTTAGTAGCTCCATACAGCCATTGCAGGGTCAACTTTTTTAACTTCGGGAGAAATACCATTTCTTGTTAAATCGACATTCTTTATTTCGGATACGACTTCTTTTGTTGTGGCATTTTTTGTGGTTGTTGCGACTTTACTGAGCATCTTGTCAAAATTCTTGAACTTATACACGTCTTCGGCTATGTTCTTGATATTTGCATTTCCCTCCTTGTCAAACCACCCTCTGTTAGTTAAATAAGACACCGCATCAAATGATTTCATTTCGCTTGTAAGTTCTGACCGTTCACTATCTGTTATTGAGTATTTGACTTCCTCGCCATTTACCTTTAATGATAGTTCCCTTAAATCAGGCATTGCAGACTCTACGTTTTGCTCCCATTGATTGTTTATTTCGGCAATCTGTTCGGGAGTAAGCTCATTCGGTGCTTCGACCTTTTCTATTTTTGGTAACTGTATATTCTTTTTTTGCTCCTCCAAAGAGATTCTAAAATCCCTTGCATCTCTTGCAAGTAAAATCTCTCTTTCCTCTATTCGTTCATTGTACTCTAAAGCACTTTGAAATTCATCGGGATAAACGTCTTGGTCAATCTCTGATAAGTCTTTCTTCTTGGCTACACTTCCGTACTTTGACTTTAGTTCTAACTCAATATCCTTTTCAGTCCATTTTGGGTTTGCCCTGACTAATCCCTCTTTTACAATATCGTGATCGGACATTGTATTATAGTCCTTTCTTTTTTCGGTAAGGAAATTGTAAATACTATCCTCATCGCCTTTCTGAAATGCTTCAAATAAAGACTTTGCATCTTCACTCTCAAATTCAGGGTACTTCTCGATTATCTTTTCGACAACCCGTTCCGTTACCTCTGTTTCAACTATATCTTCTTGAATATCCGCTACAACTTCGGCCTGTGCTTCTGCTTGTACCTCTGCTTGTACTTCTACCTGTTCTGCAATTTGCTCTACAACTTGTGTTTCTACTTCTGGTTTGACCTCGTCATCCCATACGTTACTATTATCAATTACTTCCATATTACAAATATATATTGTAATTTTTAATGTTTTTTAATCTTGCTATTATAGAAAAAAGTAGTTTAGATTTGTAAATCTGCAATCCTTTTATTTGCTATCTCAAAGTATTTTTGTTCCTGTTCCATTCCTATAAAGTTTCTTTTGGTATTTAAACAAGCTATTGCAGTCGTTCCCGAACCTATACAATTATCTAAAACTAATTCGCCTTCGTTTGTGTAGGTTTTAATTAGGTATTCCATAAAAGGAATTGGTTTTTGTGTGCTATGTATTTGTTCTTGTGTTTTATTATTGTTGAAGTATTGTATTCTTTTTGGATACCTCAATCCATTATCTACTTGCTTAAAGTCCTTTTCATTTCCATAGCAATCAGATTTTTTTCTTTTCACCTGCCCTCTTTTATAAATAGTTTGAGCAATGGTCATTTGTGGGTTATAAGTGCATTGCTTTTTATAAAAAACACAAATATCTTCATAATCATTTAACGGTTGTTTCTTTGCGTTCAAAAAACCTGTACTTTTATTTTTACTATAAACCCAATTGTATTTGTATATTTTCGGGTTACTCATAATTAAAGCACTTGTAAAAGGTTGTGAAGCAGTTAATACAATCGCACCGTTACTTTTAATAATCCTTTCATATTGTTTCCAAAGAAGATTAAAAGCTATTACCGTATCCCATTTATTCTGTGTTGTCCCGTAAGGCAAATCACAAAGTATCATATCAATACTTCCTGTTTCTATTTCTGGCATCAAATTAAGGCAGTTGCCTAAATATATTTTGTTCGTTTCTAACATTTTTTAATCTTGCTATTGCATCATTTCTTCGCCCTGCATCATTTGTTGTTCACCCATTTGACCCTGCTGCATAGCCATCTGCTCTTGCTCCATCATTTGTTGCTCTTGCATTTGTTGCTCCTGTATTTCCTGTTCTTCAATGCCCTGTATTTGTTGTTCTAATAATACCGATGAAAGAATATTGGTTTGCTCGATACCCTCTAGTGCCCATGCAGGGATTTGGTTAACAGTTCCACCCTCTTTGTTTAGGATAGACTTAATAACCTCTACTTTGGCTATTTGAGTGAATTTAATTGATTCAGATGATTTTAAAGCCTCTATCTTGTCTAACTCTGCTTGTCGTTGCAGCTGTGCTTTAACTTTCTCTAACTTTATCTCCCCTTCCGATTTAGCCTTAGCCGCCTCGATAGCCGCCTCCGTATTTGATTTCGATTGTTGGATACCTTCTTCCATTTTCGCCTTCCTACGCTTCTTTTCTCTTGATGCCAACATATAACTTGCATACTTTATGTTAGACTTCGCCAATAGTCGTATATCAATAGCATCTTGGAGCGTGATAGTATCGTTAGCTAAACACACCTGAATGTTCTGTTCCAACATTTGTGCTTCCTTATCATCTAATATTGCTTCGATTTTAACATCAAACTGTGCCCTCTCGAAATCATCTGTGCCCTCTACACGAATATATTCTACTCGGTCTGAACCTAATGCTTGTCTGTATCCATCGTAATAAGTAATGCCATCC